CCGCCTCGATCATTCTGGCGGACGAGCTGGCCTGTCAATGGATCTTCTCCGGTACCCAGCAGCCATTGACGATTGAGCAGATATCAGAGTTCCTGGCATCCAAAGCGGCGGTGTCCGCCGGTGACCGGGGCTATAAATATCTATGCGACTGGGTCACGCAGAACTCGAACAAGCTGTGTGGCCGGTCTGAGAATCCCAATATAGACGTTCTAGGCGCATTGGAGCCAGGACGGGCATATATCATCCGCTCTGTCTTTGAGCGCATCCTGCAGGACGCCGGATACTCGACAGCGTCCATGATCTCATACCTGAAGCAAGAATCCCTGATCGAGACCCGCGGGCGTGCCAACACCAAGGGGAAGCGTATCAATGGTATCCCCACGGAATGCTTCTGCCTGCGGCTGCCCACCGTGGAGCTGGATGACGAGGAAGATCCGGATGAATTGCCGCTGTAGTGTGGAACATGAGGAACGTGCGTGGAACACAGGTTCCACGGCCCACAACCCTTGCGCCGCAAGGCTTTCAACCACTTTTTTGGTGGGGTGTGGAACTGTGGAACAAAAAATACAGCATATATAAGAGCGTACATATATATGGACATTTGTTCGAGTAATATATATGTGTGAATTTCGTGGAAGTTTTTGAAAATTTTGTTCCACGGTTCCACGGTTGCCCCACAACCCTTGCGCCGCAAGGCTTTCAGGTGTGGAACACGAGTTCCACGGTGTTCCACGGTTCCACGTTTTTGGAGGAAATCTATGGAACTGAGAACTTATCAAACCGAGTGTATTGACACGATCGAGGCGCAGCCGCCTGGCGCGTACCTCGCTCAGATGGCAACAGGTCTCGGAAAGACCGTTACCTTTGCAAATCTTCCCAGGCATGGAGGCCGAATGCTGATCCTGTCCCACCGTGAGGAACTGGTGGAGCAGCCCCGTAAATACTTTGATTGCTCCTACGGTATCGAACGTGCCCAGCAGCACAGCCACGGTGAGGAGGTTGTCAGCGCCAGCATTCAAACGCTGGTGCGCCGGCTGGATCAGTTCGATCCGGAGGACTTCCGGCTCATCATCTGCGACGAAGCCCATCATGCGGCCGCCAGTACATACCGGAAGATCTTCGACCACTTCCGGCCGGAGAAGCTGATTGGTTTCACCGCTACCCCGAATCGCGGAGACAAGGTCCGTCTGGACACGGTGTTCAGCAAGATCATTTTTCAGAGAGATCTTCGCTGGGGCGTGCAGAACGGGTACCTCTGCAACATCCATTGCCGCCGGGTGGATATAGGCTTTGACCTCTCTGCAGTCCATACCCGCCGCGGTGACTATGCTCCCGGTGAGTTGGACGAGGCCATGGACGGAACCGCTGATGCCATCGCCGAGGCGTATCGAAGCATGGCGGTAGGCGCCACGCTGATCTTCGCCGTCAGCGTACATCAGGCCGAGGAGATCGCCAAGCGGATCAAGGGTGCCGTGGTAGTCACCGGCGAAACTAAGGATCGAGCGTCCATCATCCAGGCCTTTACCGCCGGCGAGATCCCCTGCATCGTCAACTGCATGGTATTCACCGAGGGAACTGACATTCCCCGCGTCGAGACGGTCATCATCGCCCGCCCTACCCAATCAGAAACACTCTACGCCCAGATGGTAGGCCGCGGCCTTCGGCTCTATCCCGGGAAACAGCAGCTGGAATTGATCGACTGCGTGGGTATTACCGGGAAGACGTCGCTTTGTACGGCCCCGTCTCTGCTCGGCATCGATATGGCGAATGTGCCGAAGCGGAAGGAAACGGACATCGAGGGAGATCTCTTTGAGCTGCCTGAGAAGATCGCAGCGGCATCAGACTCTCCAGAGAGCTGGGTGAAGAACATCCACCTGGTAGATCTGTGGGCACAGGAGCAGAAGTATCAGACCCATGACGTCAACTGGTTCAAGATGCCGGACGGCTCTCTGGTGTGCTCGCTATCCAACAGGCAGCGCATCACGATTCCCTGTCCGGATGCACTTGGTATGGTGAACCTGGCAAGCGGCGCCCGCTGTGGGATGCAGGAAGCACTTGATCTGGCGTACCTCACGCTGATCCGTGACCATCCCAATGATCGGATGTTGTGGGATCTGCAAGCTGTACGGAAATGGGGAAAGTCTCCTGCAACGGCGAAGCAGCTGGAAATCATCAAAAAGCGCTGTAAGGGCTTTGACACCGCCAACCTCAGCAAAGGTGACGCAAGCCAGATTCTGAACAGGCTTCTGAATGAGCCAAAGAAACGGAGGGGCGCATGAAGCTGTATGTATCAAAAGCGGAAGACCGCGATCAGGTCATCGTGATCCTCGCCCGGAATGGGTACACCGTCCGTCAGGGCAAGGAGAAGGATCCAAAGAACAACAAGACCGTGACCTTCGTGGAGGTGATAGAAAATGGCAAGTGAGGCCCAGCATCAGGCTTACGTCATCAAGTGGAGCCAGCAACCCTCTATCCGCCGGCAATGGCCGGAGTTGGCCCTGCTCCATCATATACCCAACGGAGGCACCCGCGATCCGGTTGAGGCAAAGCACCTGAAGCAGCAGGGCGTGAAGTCCGGCGTGCCAGATCTGTGCCTACCGGTACCGCGTGGCCGCTACCACGGCCTGTATATCGAGATGAAGACCGAAAGCGGCCATACCACGGCCGTGCAGGAATGGTGGGGCGAACGCCTTCAGGCACAGGGCTACGCATGGCGTGTCTGCCACGGCTGGCAGGCTGCTGTAGCACTCCTGGAATGGTATCTGCAGCTATGAGCACCGGGTTCTCATTCCCCTGGGAGAAGGCTGCGATGCGCGGCGAGGAGCTCCCCGATGGCCTGTCCCTGCCGGATCAGATGGCCTATACCGCCCTGCGAAACACTTACCGGGCCTATTACGACAAGACCATTTCCCGTGATGCGGCTGC